CGGAAACGATCGGCCTACTCCACCCCATGTAGCTGGTGAAGTCGGCAATCGAAGATGCAATTGCTGATGCGGTGGCGCTGCCGATCGCGAGTAGCGGTATGGCACCTGCCGCTGTGGAAATGGCTTGAGCGACACGAGAGATGGTGCGAAGGCCATGAGTGACGGGTCCTGCCCGCTTTTCCTCGACAACCTGCGTTGAACCGCCTGACTGAGAAAGCCACACACCCGGCTCATGCGAGGTCACGCCGGATGGCATGGCCCCGACGGTCTGCACGTCTTCGAACGAGAAGTAAATGTTGATTGGGACCGAGCTGTTGGCGGACGATCTCAGAGGGGCGAGGGGGGTCACGTAGAGGGACCCTATGGTGATCCCGCTGTCCCGCGGGAGTCCAACCACCGGAAGAAGCCAAGGGACCTTGATCTCAGTGGCATTGCTCTCTGAGATATTGACGATGGCGTGCGGGAGTTGGACAAGCGCTGGCCGAGCGGCGGCGATCTCACCGCGGGGCTCAAATGGCTCGTAGGCGACGATGAAAGCCCCCGACTGGGTAGGCTCCACGATGGCCTCCACCCTGAATTTCAAGGTGAATGACACAAAGGCGTTCTTCCCAAGCCAAGGCCAAGAGCTGTGCACAGAGCAGCTTCTGGGGCTAGCAATGAACTTGTAGATGTTGGCCAGGCTGCCGGGAGTCCACTTGACGCTCGCCAGGAGCTGGGGTCGGCCCAGGAACGTCCCGAGGTCTGAAACGAGAGGACGGTCGAGACGAGTGGTACCTTGGCCGCGCCTTCTCGTTGAGAATGCGCTCACGGTGTGGCAGGAGTTGCCTGCGAAACCAGTGACGGCCGCGGGGCTCTGGTCCTGAGTTCTCGTCAGAGAATCCCCATCCTCAGCGCGGGTGACGACAGAGGTGGGAATGTGGTTTTCGACCCCAGACTGGCTGAAGAGGACATCCGAGACAACCACGTCATTCGATGGGAGCGGCCTGGACCATCTGGGGACAGACGACCTGTAGGCCTCCTGCCAAAGGGCGCGGTTGCGGTAGTCAAACGACATCTGGTAGCCGAGATGTTCGACGGCTGCCCTGTTGATGCGAGGCGCCCAGTGCTCAAAGACAGAGGGCGAATGCTGGCTCAGCTCCCGCATCATGATCTCGATGTTGGCCGAGTGGACTTCGACCGAGTTCGACTTCTTGTTGCACCATTGCGGTATCTCGAGTATCGTCTCTATGGCGAGAGGGCTGAGGTCCTCGCCAGTCTCGGGATCGATGGCAAATCCACGTCCGATGAAACGGCTCTCCCAGATCCTCCGAAGAGGCGGCGGGTGAGTCTCGAGCTTGTTGGCTGAAGTGTAGACCATGCCAAGGTCAATAGCGTCTTCCTGAACGGTGTAGAAGTTGAAACGCGCGGACACGGAGGGGCTGACGCCTGTTATGTTGTCGTCCCCGTAAACGACTGTGGTGATGAAATTCTCGGCGATGAGCTCAGGGCAACGCTTCCTGAACGAGTGAGCGATGCACATGAGGGCCATGAAGCCAACGAAGACTGAGGTGCCGAAACCACCACTGGGGAAGGAACCGAGGCGCTGAAAGACAGTGCAGGTCGAGCCCGGCCCCACATTGGTGATGTGGCGTGAGAAGGCGAACTCGTACTGTAGGATGCTCCGAACCCGACTCTCCTCGTCTGTGCCGCCGTACCATTCGGACACAGCATCGCCCAGGGCAAGAGCCAAGACGGGGTGTATGTGCGAATCATGGCCTTTGAAATCCCCATCGAGGACTCCACAGGCATCTCCGCCGTGGCGCGTGACGTGGCGTCGGAGGTTGGTCCACTCCGTAGCAGGGTTGATGCCAATTCCTTGGCCGTTGTGGATGCGATTCTTCATGACAGAACGCGTGAAGTCGCCATAGTACATGCGCATGATGATGAGCAAGACTATGGGGGACGATGAGACGAGCCGTGTGTCGCCTGCTGCGACCTTGGCAAAGCTCCGCGTCTCATCCTTGAGCATGTCTGTGTAATAGAAGATGGGTCTGTGCCCTGCCTTAAGTGAAGACAGAGCTTCCTCGACTGCCAAGCGGAGCTCAGAGCACTCGGGGGTTCCCAAGTTGAACGCATCTCCAGTGCCGAAGAAGTATTCCTTGCTCGTGATTCCGCGGAGCGACCATGGCCACCCAGCTGCAGTTCCCCGAGGGATAGAGGAAAAGAGGGGATCGCCCTCAATGCCACAAACGGCCTCCTCAAAACTGAGGGTCCGACGGCGGTCGCCGAGCGACTCAGCCGTCATCGCCTTCATGGCAAGCCGGGCAAGAACGCGGGCATGCTCAGGATCAATGAAAGGGCGCTCTGGCGTGTCGCGCTCAAGAGCGCGCGCGAGGGGGTTGATGAGAACGTCGTTGATTACGCAACGGGAGAGCAACGCGGGGCGCTCCTTGGATGCTGAGATGACACCGAACATGCGAGATCGCACGAGGGAAGAGGCCGGGTTGCGGTTGACGCCTTTCAAAATTTGCCCAACCACCATAGATGAACCACCGGGAACAACGTCACCGTTTTGGCTGACGATGAGTGCGCCATGGTCGTCAGAGATGTGGGAAAGCTTGAGAACAGCCCTTTTCACAGCCTCCTGAGTGAGGATGTTGGAAAACCCTCTTGATCGACCATCACCGGCAACATGAATGCCCAGGATCGGCGTCTTGCCGACCTTGTTCTGAGTGATGAGTGAACCACATTGGCCGGCGTGGGTCTTGATCGCGTATGTGAGACCTTTGGACATGGTGACTGTGACCGGGTCTCCGGGCTCACCTCCTGTGTGCTCAAATGTGCCCCTGATGGTGGCAACAGACTCTGAGACGGTGGTTGAATAAATCCCAGCTGAGACCCTGTGCCAAAAGTCGACCCGGATTTCCGGTTGGTCGAGCCTGTCCACGACTGATTCTGGTTGGAAACAGTCGATGATGTTGTGGACTCCGATCATACCCGGGAGCTTGATCAGCGACGCATCACAACCGTCTATGTCTACTCGCGGCGCGTCGAGAACGGCCTTGAGCGATAGTGTGACGGCGGAGGTCCCTTCTATGACCCTTTCGAACTTGATGACGCTGGAGTCCTCCTTGCTCCCACTGAGACGCATCTTCTTCATGCCGAGTATGTAATGATTACAAATCAAAAACACATCAGCTGAGACCGCAACGACAAAGCCGATGGGCTGGTAGCCGTCAGTGGTGGGGTAGTATGAGTACCAAGTGTTCATAGCAAACTTGCGGCAGGAGCCGTCAGTCGGACGAACGTTTGGAATCTCGCGAAGACCCATCTGAGAGTAGAGCTCGTTGGCCTTCAGACAGACATCCTTGGCCATGTCGACATCCACCCCTGTGTTGGGCGAGAAGACCGCATCTGAGAGCGCAGAAGCAAGGCTCAGAAGGTAATTCTGCTTGGGCTGGGGAAGCGCCCGGAAAGCCCCAAGTGAAGGCCGACCGGGCTCCTGAGGGTTGTCCTTCTCGACCTTGTTCGAAAACAAGGAAATGACGTGGCGGACAAGGAGGACGAGGAGGTGGAG